TCTTCATATTTTAATCCTAAAAGAGTAGAAATAGAAATGGATTGGGGGCCTTGACCGTAAACGAGTGTATAAATCATAATGTCGCTACCCTCTTGACAATGGTTTGCGCTGACATAATCTCTTTGTTTTACATCTCCATGAACATTTTTAAAGGTAGCGGAAAAGAGTATTTTTTTATGAACGCCATCTTCCATCATGGGTACAATATGTACTATTTTATGATGCAATACCAATTTGTATACATCTTCAATGGGAAGATAAATGATTTCTTGATGAGTAGGAAATGATAAATAGGTTTGATTGCCGCCTTTGAATCCAGTTGAATCAAACGTACATTCATAAAAGTATTGTTGTGGATTGAATAACATTACTATATCTATCAAATCGTATTCAAGTAGTTGATTTCGAAAAATAACGAAAACGGATTCGTTGGATTGAACTCGTAAGAGAGCAGATTTTTCTTCATCTTCTCTATCGCTATATATATTAATGATATTTTTATCGACCATACTATCATCAATCATAACACTAGAAAGAGGTGAATAAATGAATTTTTTATGGGTGACTGGAATATTAAAATCTATTTTATGAAGGATGGAGCGCAATGGACGTCCGTATAAATCGACTAGAGTGAGTATTTGTTCTTTGGATAAGATAATTACATTAAATATATATTGAAATACGTTACGCATAAAATGATGGTATACGGCGTCGAATTGGGAAGAAAGCCATACGGCAGGTGGACTTCCAGAACGTTCGTGTTTCCATTCCTCGGTAAACATTTCGAGGTAATAATGATTTACAATTTGTTTTATTCGATTCATGGTATATGGAAACAATGGGTGGTCGGATACGAAATATAAAATATGAAACGGAAATTCAATCTCATTGTATTTCATAAATCGTTCGTATAAAAATTTGGAAGCCCATTCTTCAGGCTCCACTTCATTTTTATATGTAGTTACAATTAATCCAGACATGGGCTCTAGAATAATTTTGATATTTCGTTCTTGGGTATAACGGTTGAACATATTGAATAAATCCGCATGAGCATATTGTAACATAAACTGTTGCATTTCAGGAACCATTCGACTTGGCTCTAGGCATAATACGTGAGATGGGTGGAGTGCTCTTAGTATACCAAATTCGCCTTCTTCGGTAGCCGATGCGTCATACCAAATGTGTTGAAATGTAAAAGGGAGTTTACGAACGTGATATTCAATAGGGTGTGGGTCGTTGGGGAGTACGTTGATGTGTATCATAGGTAAATAAATTTTATTTTCGTCCTTGTATAAAATCATGTTTTCAGAAGATAAATTGATTTCGCATAGGTAATTAAACAATTGATAAAGTACTTTTGAATCTTGATTAATGACATTACACGTATCAATTTCGTATGAACAATCATTCAATACTTTATATAATGGAGTAAGATTTTCAGCTTTGACATAGATGGTCAGATAATGGATAAAGGAATCCCGTTGATAAACAGAGGCGATAAAGTCTCCAACAATGTAGGCTTGGGATTGTTTTAATCCATTATGAATTCGTTCAAATTGACTTGGATCATTTTCATTATCAAAACATTCGTGTAATTTATTCTTCCATTCTGAAAAATGTCGTTCCATGTTTAAACTATAGCAAGGAAAAAAAACGAGATTTTTATAGATTTATAAAAATCAAAGTTACCATTTTTTATAAGTTTTATAAGTTTTATAAGTTTACAAGAGTTATAATTATATTTTTTTTACAAGTTCAATGAAAAATAAAAAGCATTCAATATTCCCTTGTGTTGAAATACCTTGTCTAATTGTTCGATGGCTTGTTTGGTAATCGATTTCACCTTGTGTAATTGTTCCAAAATGTGTTCTTGATTTTTATTTGTCAATGTTTTAAATAATTCTTCACCAACCGAGAGATAGGTCGAGATAATTTGACGTTCATCACGAATTCGCATTCCGCGTTGCCATCGAATATACAAACGCTGTTTAAATTTTCGTTCTTCGATATCACCCGTCAAGTAGGACAATCGTTCTTTTTCGTAATCTTCAACTCGATTCAATTGGACCAAAGTGACTTGTCGGTGATGAACCAATTGTTGGTACATGACTTGAAATTCGTTAATAATGGTAGTGCCACGTTGGAACATGGTAAGAATTCTATGCCACGGTGGCATTTGTTCGCAATCCGCAGGACGGTGTCTCAACTCTACAATTTCACCCGCACGCATCATTTCAAAATAATGTGGATTATGAATAACACCTTCCTCCACTAGACCAGACTTCCAAGAAAACGGAGTACGACATTGAGTACAGAACATTTGGTCGCATCCGTCGGTCTTATAGATTCGGACATAGCATTTGGGGCATGGTTTGGTTGATTTTTCCAACTCTTTGACGGTTTCAATTTGGTCGGGTTTGCATTCATGGCCGTCCTCTTTTTTCTCATGACACGATTTACAAAAGGAATGAGAACAGAGTCCACACGAAAACGATTCAGATAAAAAGCCACGACATTCGCTCATGGGGCATTTCATCGCGACACGGAATGCTGTTCGGGCAGACGCATTTTGTAATTTGGCAATTTGTTTTCTGATGGATTCTCTTTGTTCTACAATTTCACGCGCAGTGGCACGCTGGGTGGATACCAACTGGTCTTCTTTCAAATCGTTTTCAATTAATTTTTTTTCACACTCGTTGTATTTTTCTTCAAGTTTTACCACCTGTTTCATTCTACCCGCTTCCGCCAACAATTCAGGTAGAAATGTCTTTTCTTCTTCAAATAACACTGTTTCACGCATGGAACGATACTCTTCTTTCAAAAAACTGGACGGAAAGTTCGCGGAAAGAATATCCCACGTCCACTCCTTTCGGCAACTCATACAATGCGCTTGATGAACGGATTCCAACAAGTAACGCTTTGTACAGCTCAAGCATGCTTTATGGTGACAATACGAGCATTCAATGGGCTTTCGAGTGGTCTTGTTGAAGGAATCGGTGCAAATAGAACAATCCATAAGGTACGAATAAGGCACGAATAAGGCACGAATAAGGTATATAAAGGTGACAGTTCACCACTTTTTTTAATAATTTCATTTTTTTTCATTTCTTGTATTTAAGCTGTTTCATGTCCAAGTAATCTTGACGTTTTTTTTCATTGTATTGATGCATTTCGTTTAGTTTTTGTGTATAGAGTACTTTCATTTCTTCCCATAATACTGGGTCGGAAACATATTCAAGATTATATTTTTTCAAAACAAACTTCCATGCTTCTTTATGGTAAAACGTATCATTGCAATCTGTTGGTTTTAGGTCCAAATGTTTATCAGAAGATTTATCCAAATGTTTCTCAAAAGATTTATCCAAATGTTTCTCAGACATGAATCGATGAATTATAAAAAATGGATTTATTTTTTTTATTTCATTTTTATCGTGACGCACTCAAAAAATGAAAAATTATGGAATTACCCTCTACTCGCATATCATGACCTGTACTGCTATTTTGAAATCCGGTCCCAACAAAGGAAAAGCTTGTGGTAAAAAGAAATGTCTTCATCAAATTGAAAAAGAAAAAGAGGTTGTAGTAGAAAAAGTGTCTGAGGTTGAGGTTTTAGAAAAAGTATCTGAGGTTGAGATTTTAGAAAAAGTGTCTGAGGTTGAGGTTTTAGAAAAAGTGTCCGAGGAAAATGTGGTTGAGGTTTTAGAAAAAGTGCTTGAAAAAGTAGTCCAAGAAAAAGTGGTTGAAAAAGTGGTTGAAATTGTTTCAACTTGCAAATCAATTATGAAATCGGGAATAAATAAAGGTAAGGAATGTGGAAAGAAAAATTGTAAACTTCATAAAAATGTCGCGAAAGAAGAAATTCAAGAAGAAAAAACAGTTCAAATTTCAGTAGTTTCTGATGAAATTTCAACAAATGAATCAGAAAAGAAAGTGAAAGAAACAAAAGAAAAAAAAGTGAAAGAATCAAAAAAAGATAAAAAAGAGATTCCTTTAAAACAAGTAGAGATTCCATTAGAAAAACAAGTAGAGCTTCCAATAAAACAAGTAGAGATTCAATTAGAAAAAGAGAAAACAGAAACATTACCTTTAGAAACGGAAGAAAAAATGGATAAAATAGAAAAAGTAACCTTGTGTTTAGAAAGGGAAAAGGAAGAGTTTAAACCAGAGCATCGAATTTCGGTAAAAGAAATGGATATTAAAAAAATACGAGAGCATATTTTTTCTCAACACTTGGGACATCATGGCTGTATTAAAAAATTAAAAAACGGGTTTTGTCGTAATTATCCCATGAATGGTCATAAGACTTGTTTTGTTCATACCTTAAAGAATCCATCTGATGATTTACAAGGATTTAATTCAGATAGTTCGGATGACATGGAAAATGTGAGATTTTGTGTTTCTATCTTGACTGTTGGAAAATATAAAGGATTTCGTTGCGGAAATGAATGCAAAGAAGGACAAGATGTTTGCGTATTTCATTAATTGATTCATTTAAGAAAAATAAAAACTTATAATTTAAAATTATGCTTTTAATTAAAGCATAAGTTATAAAAACCAATTCACTACTTGTTTTAGAATATCCTTAGGAAGAGACAGGGAATATAATATCGAATAGTGTTGAAATTCCAATTCGTTGAGTTTCACAAAAAAATCAGGCATATCGATAAGAGCCGAATGAATACTTTTTTTATATAGCCCAAAATAAACTCTAGATAGATACCAAAGAAAATAATAATCTTTTTTTTGAATGGCAAGTTGAATGATATCATGACTGGCTAATACGCGATACAATAATAATTTTACAATTTGCGTATGCCCTAATTTATATGCATTTATCAAATTTAAATGGGTAGGATGGATACGTTTATCCGAAAGAAGTAAAGACATCATATGTTCTTGTCCGGTATGACATGCTTCTCGTAACACAAAATTATGATTATCACAAGGGTCAACCCGTTCATCTGTTAATAAAAGTCGAACCGATTCAATATCCTTTACTCGAACTGCGTTTCGAATGACTGTATTATTAAGTACACTTGGATCAACCCTTTTATCCGATACTAATACAGTAACGATTCTTGTAAATCCTTTTCTGCTAGCGATTCGAATACAACTATTTTGTTTGATACTAGGGTCAGCTCCTTCTTCTATCAACATGACAACCATTTCTAAATGTCCTAAACTGCATGCCAATTCAAGTAAATATTCATCATTCATTTCTGTATCATTCATTTCTGTATTATTCATTTCTGTATCATTCATTTCTGTATCTGAATGTAAAGGAATGTAAAAGTGTTGATTGATATCGATAGGAAACGTCTTAATCAGATGTCTCGCGAGTTCAACTTCTCCTTGTAAGATATGACGAACGATATCCATTTTTATTGTTCGTTTTCTTTTTATCGTTTTCATTTTTTACTTGGATTTACTCATTTTATACCTTTAGACATTTTACAAAAAAAATTATAAATCGATTTTAGTAAAAATTTATAAGGTTCGTTCTAGTATCTCACTAACCATTAATAGTCTTGTTTTTATATGTGTAGGACAAATTGGTAATAGTTATTCAGCATGCGGTGGTGGCGGTGGTGGAACATTTGTCATATTGCAATCAGGAAACACAAATGTCCTTATTAATTTCAGGAGGAGGTGGAGGCTCGGGTAATACTTCCGGAGGCCAATCTGCTACGCTTACAGTTGGAACTGGAGGTTCAGGAGCGGGAGGAGCCAATGGCTGGAATGCCATTTTAGCCACATTACCAAATTCAGCATTTACTCAAATCAGTGGATTTGGAGGAGGAAGTCAAGGAAATAATCCGTATGGAGTTGGAGGCGGAGGAGGAGGATATACTGCAGGCGGTTGGGTTTCAAATTATAATGGAGGAAGTGGAGGAAGTTGTTTTGATATAAATGGGTCTGGAAATGTAGCCACATCAGTAGGAACCAATAATGGAATGGGGTATGTGACTATAAGCTCTCCTTAGCTCCGTAGATGCAAAGTAAATTCTTGGATTAAGAATTTATATTTTTATAATGTGGTTACAAGAATTGAATATTCAATATCTGTTTTTTGTATCAAATTATGTTTTTCATTCATTATGGTTTGCATAAAAAGAGATTTATAGTGATAAATTTGAGTGGTTCGTTCTTCCCAAAAATGACATATGGGTAAAATTTCATATACCGATTTTTCCCAATCGTATTCAATAACTTCACACCCTTCAGTTTCTACATTTGAAACCCATTTTCCGTTAAAGGTCATGCACGTCAATTCGTAAAAACTCAAGTCAATAAAATAAAATTCCTTTTCACAAATGTCAGGAAGTACATATATGGCGTATTCATTTTCTTTATTTATGCCGCGAAACATGGGAACCGTTATATAATATTCTCCATTCATTATTTTTAACAAAAACATATATCCTTGTGTATACTTGTATTCCATAAACTCTTTGATACAAATCAATTCAAAATCAGATAAGTGTCCCAAAGGAATATCTCCTGCTTCGTTGTACATGGTTGTGAATATCGAATGCAAATGAAGAAAAGTTCATTTTTTTTACTTTTATTATTTAAATGTGTCCTTATTTTTAATATGACACTTTGGGATTCATTTGTTGTTCCTTATTTATATGAAACTCGTTTAGAGGACATTCAGTTGAGTGATATGACTTCGCTCATTATGGAAGGCATGGATGAAAAAAACCGTCCGTATCTAGCCATGAGAGTATTGTATGAAGGCCAGCAACGAATTGGATTTATTATTCAAAAATATTCACATCGAAACGACGAATGGGAATACGGAGTACTCGAACATCTAGATGTATACCAATTGTCCAAAGAAGCATGTGTCTATATGAATTTACATTCAAATCGACTAGGCCAGACTATCTAATTTAAATTTTTAACAAAAAAATTTAATGATTAAATCGAGGCAATTCTGCATTATAATTTTGATTGATTTGTGTCGCTGTTAACGGCGTTGAATAAATGCGTACAACAGATACATATCCATCCATAAATTGTCCTTGTATATCCGAATTACCACTTATACTTGGTCCTGTGAAACTTCCCATAAGTTGTACTCCGCCTGTACCATTATTTTGAGGTATACTATTTGTAATCACGGTGGATTTCAGTACTCCATTCACATAAAAGGTAAGAGAAGTTCCGTCCCATGTCGATACCAAATGTGACCATGCGTTAGTGACCAATGAAGTTCCTGTTGTGTTCCAAAAATACAATGAATTTGTAGGCGTGTTTAAATAATACCCGTTTCCAAATGTATTGGCTGCTACATTAAACGTTACACCTAAATTGTATAATGTATCTGTATTTCCAACTTGATAGTACAATAAAACTTTTATTATTTGTTGCTACGCCCGTATAATAATACCAAACTTCAATCGAGTATAATGTAGGCTGCGGTCCTGTATTGGAATTGATGAATTGACTTGCAGCTTGCGAAAAAGCAAAATAGCCACCGTAATTGGAAGAATACGTAGGACCATTTATAAGATTAAATGGAACTCCCGTAATTGAATCGGTCCATGTCGTTCCACCCGTATACGTAGATGCGTCCAAGTACAATGCCAAGTTTTGTAGGTATGGCGTAGAGGCCGTATAATAATAAGTCAAGGCGCTCGTAAGGGTTGCTGCGCCACTGGATGTATAATATTGAGAAGGTGTAATCGGATACAAATTGACAAATATGTTTCCAATGGCACTATTATCAATTGAGTTTAGAATTGAGGCAGGAGATGCACAAGTACTAACATTAAAATTTGAATTTCCAG